ATTTAGTTGTGAGATATCTACTACTATGAATCTTGGTGGTGATGATTGGCCTATATATTTAGAGCCGTCAGGAGAAAGAGGTAAGAAAGGTGTTAAAGTAGATTTAAAACCAGGGGATATGTTAGTCTATTCAGGTTGTGAGTTAGAACATTGGAGAGAAAAATTTAAAGGCAACGAATGTGTGCAAGTTTTTTTACATTATAATAATTCTAAAACACCTGGGGCTGAAAAAAATATGTTTGACAAACGTGTACATCTTGGTCTTCCAGAATGGTTTAGAAAAAAATAGATTGAACGATTTTTTAAAATATTTAGTTGACCCTGTATTGGCAACTCCTGAGGAGAGACAGAATGAGATTTGGGATGTAGAGGGTAGACTGAAGAATGGAAACCAATCTTTTAAATTTGATATACGGCCCTTAAAAGAAGTTGGTAATAGGGCTGAAAAAACAGGTTACTTTAAATCAAAATCTGATAAGATGGTCTTTGAGGCGATCAATCAATGGATTATATTTGATACTGAAGAGCTGCATGATTACGTTAAATTTAAAGGTAAAACGGATTTTAACATAGATGAATTGCTAGATAATTTGTCTTGGAATTTAATAATTGATAAAGTAGAGTAGAATTATGCTACAAAAATTAGGATTTGCACCAGGATTTAACAAACAAGTTACAGAAACAGGAGCCGAAGGGCAATGGTTTGACGGTGACAATGTTCGTTTTAGATACGGTAGTCCTGAAAAAATAGGTGGCTGGAGCCAAAAAGGCACAAGTAAATTAACGGGTGCTGCAAGAGCAATACATCATTGGGAGAACAATGACTCTGTTAAATATGCTGCTATAGGGACCAATAGAATTTTATATGTTCTTCAAGGAGATGTATATTACGACATTCATCCTATTCGAGAAACTCTAACAGGAGCTAATTTTACAACGACTGCTTCATCAGCCACTGTCACTATTACATGCACCGGGGTCCATGGATTATTAGAAAACGATATTGTTTTGTTTGATAGTGTAACTGGTTTATCGGGATCTACTTTTACCAATGCTTCGTTTGAAGATTTAAAATTTATGGTGTCGTCAGTTCCTACGGCTACTACATTTACAGTAACTATGGCTACTGTAGAATCAGGAACACCTGTGACTAACGGTGGATCAGCTTCTGTTCTTTGTTATTACAACGTAGGTCCTTCTCAACAATTAGGCGGTTTTGGATGGGGAACTGCAAACTATGGCGGTCAAGCTGGCGGTGCTGCAACTACAACACTAGCTTCAGGTATTAATGACACTGTAACTGACATACCTTTGACTAGTTCTGCTGCTTTTCCTTCTTCTGGAGAAATAAGAATTGGATCAGAAGATATTAGTTACACAGCTAATAATACAGGTACAGGAGTTTTAAGTGGAGGTGCAAGAGAAGTAAACGGTACAACTAAAGCAGCACACAGTGGTGGAGATACAGTTACAAATATTTCTGATTATGTTGCCTGGGGTGATGCCTCTACAGCAGATTTTACTATAGCACCTGGTTTATGGGTTTTAGATAACTACGGTACAAAGCTTATTGCATTAATTTATAACGGTCCTGTTTTTGAATGGGATGGAGCACCTACTAATGCTGTAAATACTAGAGCTACTATTTTACCAAACGCTCCTACAAAATCAAGACACATGATAGTTTCAACTCCAGATAGACACTTAGTATTTNNGATGCAATCTATGTTTGGACAGATACAGCATTGTTTTTAATGCAATTTGTTGGAGCACCTTTTACATTTTCTTTTCAACAAGTAGGAACTAACTGTGGGCTAATTGGTAAGAACGCAGCTGTTGAAATTGATGGTGCGTCCTACTGGATGTCTGAAAATGGTTTCTTTACATACGATGGTCAATTAAAATCTATGCCATGTTTAGTTGAAGATTTTGTTTTTGATAATTTAAACACAACAGCAAGAGATCTTATCAACGTCGGTTTAAATAATTTATTTGGAGAAGTGACTTGGTTTTATTGCACTGGTGCATCATCAGTTATTGATAGACAAGTTACATATAACTATTTAGACTCAACATTAAAACAGCCTATATGGACTACTGGTTCTTTGGCACGAACTGCTTGGGTAGATTCTTCAGTATTTAATTTACCTAACGCAACCTACTATACAACTAGTGACAATGCTTCTTACGACGTAATTGGTAACACGGACGGAATTACTATATACTATGAACAGGAAACGGGGACCGATCAAGTGGATGCTGGTGGAGCTGTTACTCCAATACTTGCTAACATTGTTTCGGGTGATTTTGATATTACCCAACGTAGAAGTAGCACAGGACAAACTGTGGGAATGCCTGATGTTAGAGGTGACGGAGAATTTATAATGAGAATCAGTAGATTTATACCGGATTTTATTGATCAAACAGGAAACACAGCAGTTAAATTTAAAACAAGAATTTATCCAAATAGCACACAGGTTACAAATAGCTTTACTTGTGACTCTTCTACGACTAAAAAAGACGTACGTGTAAGAGCTAGACAAGTAGCCTTAGAGGTTGCCAATACTGCTGTTGGAGAAGATTGGAAACTAGGAACATTTAGATTGGATATACATCCAGGAGGAAGAAGATAATGAAATACGAAGTACAAGGTGGAGTAAAAAATTATTTAGGAAAANNGAATTAGCATATATTACAAAAAAAGAAAAAGATTTACTTGTTAAAAAAGATTTACACGGTTCACTAAAAGGTGGTGTTAACAGAGGACCATCAGGTATCATGAGTTTAAATGGTTTTGGATCAGCAGATGAAGATCAAAACGTATCTGGATCTCAAATGAGTGCTGCAGAAACTGGTGATGTTAGTGGATTTTCAGGAACAGGAAGAGGTCCAGATTTACCTCCGGGAGTAGAGAGAAGAAACCAACTAGCAGAAGATATAAGATCTGCAGCTATCAACGCAGGTGCGGGGCAAAGAGTTAATGCAGGTTTTTTTGATAGTAGAGATACAGTATCTCCAGAAGAAATGGCAAGAGCTAAAGCTTTTGCAAGAGATCGTAATAATTTATTTGCAAGCGGAGCTATGAGAAATACAAGAGGCGGTGGTCTGATGAATTTCTTTACAAGTGGTGGAATTTTAGGAAACACGATTAGAGGTATTGGACAAAAATTTGGTCTAGGTAAAAGTTTTGATGAACCTACTTACGACATGCGTGGTTTAGATAGTGTAAACCCAGAATACTATAATGATACTGATAATGAATTAATGTTATCTATGCAAGAATCACCAGTAATTCCACAAAATAATACAGGAAACAAAGTGCCTATAGCAAATACTTTTGTTAGACCAATAGATCAAAGAATGACTGCAGGTGTAACAGAAGGTCCTTATAAAAACATGCTTGATTATTTAGAATACGACGATGGTTCTAGAACAGTAGCAAGAGATCCTATAACTTTTAGTCCTAGTTATCCAGATATAAATATGGCAGACGGTATTGTAAATACCGATGCCTTTACTTCTGCTGATGGTTTAGGAATTTACGACGGTAGCTAATGGCTAAAATTATACAATCATTAACTAGAGCTACAGAAGAGTATGAACAAAGAACGTTTCAATCTTTGGTTAGAGATTTAGACTCAGTAATTACAAAATTAAACACCTCTTTTCAAGAAGAAGTAAAACAGGAAATAGAAGCTAAAAGTTTCTTTTTAGAATAATGACAGTATCAAATTTATATAAATTTGTTGGCATAGATAATGACACAAGTGGTGGTGTGCTTACACCTTTAGGAAGTGGTAACCCTTTGATTAGTGAAACCTATATTATTAAATCCATTCTTGTCACATCTGCAGGCGTACCTACTGTAACTATTACTAACAATAGTATTACAGCTATAAAATCTGCACAATTAACAGCTAACACAACAACAGAATTACTAACTCAACCGCTAATAGTAGAAGGTGGTAAAACCTTTACAGTGCAAGCAAGCACTGCTGATTCGTTTGATATCGCTATCAGTTATTTAAACATTAAAAAAGGAGAAATAGACTAATGAAAATAATAGAACCTGCGAAAGTAGAGACATTGTATAGACATAAGAAAACAGGAGAGACTTTTAAGGAAAGAAAAGACTGGGAAAGCAAGGGTTTTAAAAATGAAGACATGGCACAGGATGTAAAAGTTATCATGCCACCTCTTGATTTGTTGTCAAAAACCAAGTAAACATAGGAATTAAGGTAAATTTATGGCAATATCTAGAATGCAAGAACCCCAACAAATACAATCAGGAATAGGTTCCTTACAAGACCCTAGGCAAAAGTATTTCTTAGGTAAACTTGTAAAGAAAGCTACTCGTGCTGTCAAGAAAGTTGCTAAAAGTCCTATAGGTAAAATGGCTTTAATAGCCGGTGCCGGTATGATTCCTTTTGGGGCATCAGGTGCTAGTTTGTTTTCTAGATTAGGTGCTTCAGGATTAGGTAAAGGACTTGGTGGTTTTTTAAAAGGCGGTATGGGTAATTTTATGGGTGG